CTCAAACGGCCATGTACAGCCCGATGTTGGCAAAAGCATAGCCTGCGTAAACCACCGCCATCGGGATATTACCCTTGAACAACTGCTCTACGGAGATGCCGGCGTAGACAACAGTCACGGCGATGATGAGCCAACCACTCACAATGCACTCACATCGTAGACCTGTCCACGGAACTCAATGTGGCCCTCGCTGAACCGATGCACCACCTCTGGCCACAGCAACTGGCCATTGAAAAAGGTCAGGATTGCGAACCCAGAACGCCAATTTACGGGATTGTCTTCCAGATAATCAAGGAACTGAGGGCCAGTGGGGTCTGCCAGCGTGCCCGTGTCCACGCCAAACCTGTTGCCGTTGTAGTCGGCATACGGCGTCACCTTCAGGCTGTGCAGGTGGCCGGTGACGATGGTCTTGCCGGAGCCCACGGTATTGTTGTGTGTGGCATGGATGCCGCCCTTGTATCGGTGCTTGACCACCACATCCTCAGTCGGCCAGCAGGACCAGCATGAGTTCCACGCCGGAAAGTGGTCTTTCAATGAAAACCCCTTGACGCCCTCAAACTCACCGGCGTTGGCCGCCAGCCTGTTTTCAAAACGGGAATCATGGTTGCCCATCGTCCAAATCAGTTTTGCCCTGCCAGCCTCGTCCTCAATCTCGCCCAAACAGGCTTCGCACGCCTTGAGTTCTTCAATGATGCTGGGTTTTGTATCCCATCCGATACGCGGGAACCGGCTGATGCTGGCCCCGTCAAATGCGTCACCGTTGTTGATGATGGCCTTGGGCTTGAACTCGTTGATGGCCCAGAGCAGCCCCTTGAACGCCGTGCTGCGCAGACCTGGCCAGAAGTGCGCGTCACTAAAAACAATCACCACCCCGTTTTCGATGCCAAGCTGGTGGCGGGCCTTGTGGTTGTGGGCTGTCTGCAAGTGGTCAAACTGTCGGGCCTTGGGGCTTTCAGATTCCAGCTTGATGTGGTAGCGGCGCTCAATTGATCGCCTGCGGCCATGAACCCCAGCCTGCTCTTGATTCAAGACAGTGGCGATTTTCTTTGCTGACTTTAAGTCTTGCCACAGCGCAATGAATTCGGCGTCTGTGATTTTGGGGGCTGCCATATCAATCCTTGGTTAGAACGCGCTCAAGCACATTGATGACCCTATGCTCAGCAGCCTCCAGTTGCTCGGGGGAAGCGCCACGGTCGGCTGCTGTCTCAATAAGGTCGTATGTCAGAAGGTGCAAGCATTCATGCAAGGCTGTCTTCTTCAAACTTGATTCTGTGATTTCCTCCGCACCAAAGTCGCCCACCCGATAAGTGGCCAGTCTGGCCGACTGGTTTATCTCAACCGATGCCATTGCGTTTTTGGCTGGACGAACGCCGCGCTCGATGCGCCAGTCGCCAAGGGACAGCACCGTCTGCCAGTGGGCCATATATTTATCAAACAAAAGCACCTGTTCGGTGCTTGGCATGTTTTTCATAAATATATGATGACTGGTTGTTATGTCAGCATCATTACGAAAAGCTGCGGGTGCCTTGCTTGTCGATGATGAGTGCCTGACGGCGGGGTGTGTCGCTGATGCTGATGTGCGTCCATGCGTCAAACTCGCGGATGATCTGGTCAAACGGCAGACTGGAGGCCACCAGAGCCCTCACCACGGCGTCCGGCGTCATGCCTGGGACTCGGATGTCAGCCGCGCAGCCCGTGCGGTGCTGGCTGGTGTCCTTGGAGCCCACGCTGTCGTTGACTTGCTTTGACCGGAAGGCACTGTTGACCATGATTGGCTTGCCGCCAAGGTATGTCTTGACCTTCTCCAAGAACTCGGCCAGTTTCACCAAGTTGGCCATCTCCGCATCGTTGGGTGTGTTGTCGAACTGGCGGTGACTGGTGGTGGTCAGTTCTTCCAGTGAGAAATGCTCGGTCAGCTTCATTTGATGGCTTTCTGCAATGCAGTGGTCTTATCCTGGCTGGACTTGCTGGAGCCGAAGTAGTAGGACAGCACTTGCTGTGCAGCTGCCGTGGCGTAGCCCAGCGCAAAGATGATCAGCTGCTGCTGTTCGGTCTTGATCTCAAGGAACAGCAGGGCAGCGATGAACAGGAATGTGGTGGCCACCGTGCCAAGCGCCAGAATGGGCACCACCAGTTGGGCCATCGGTGTGGCTCCGGCCTTGGCCATCTCAAACTCACGGTTGCGGGCGCTGTCGCGGTCGGCAGCATCGATCTTGGCAAACTCAAGCTCAAGGTCGGCCAGCTTCTGAGCAGCCTGCGGATCACCGGCAATGGCCTCGGCCACAGCAGCCACCGTGTCCTCAACATCAAACTTCTTGGCCAACATGGAGACAGCAGCGCCGCCCAGTGGGCCAGCGACAGCCGTGGCCAGCATTGGGGCTGCGCCTTTGAGTAGATTGAGTAACGCTTCCATGTCCGTCCTTTATTGTTGAAAACCGCACTTGCCGCTGCATTGCTGCATGGCCTCGTACACGAACCAGCCGGTAGCGCCGAGGACGGTAACCACCACCAGCAGCATGAGCAGGATGGTGATGATCTCGTCCATCTCTTTGTCCTTGCGGGCCTTGGCCTCCTTGGCCCTGCGGGCATCGTGCGCCGCTTCCTTGTTGATGGCCGCAGCACGGGCAACGATCTTGGCCCACACATCCATCTTGTTGGGGAAGAAAAGCATCTTGACTTCTTCTTCAAACGCCCTGGCTTGCTCAATGGCAAGCTCAAGCTCAATGGCTTGGCCCATCGCAGAGCCCTTGAACGCGCCTGACTTGGATTGTTGGACCACCGTGATGGCGTCGGCCTTGGCCGAGAAGAATTTGCCCAGCACGGGGCCAAGGCTTTCGACATCCTGCACCGTCTTGGCGGCAGTCTTGACCAGCTTGACGGCTGTGGATATTGCGGCTAGCGCAGTGAAGGGGTCCAGCATTATTTTCTTTCACGCCACTGAAGGCACCAGACCAGCAGCCGGTCAGATGACCACGACCACCTGACGCACTGGAATTCAGCCTTCTTCACAATGGCCGGTGGGTCTGGTGGCAGGGCGTCCATCAGCGCACCTTGAAGTGATCCCAGAACGCGACAAGGGCTGTGACAAGTCCACCGATCCACAGCAGTGGCTTGGCCAGCTTGCTCAGGGTCTCCAGCACTTGGAACGCACCCTGTGCAGCGACAAAGGCCGCCGTCACATCCTTGGTGCTTTCCGTCAGCCCGTCCACCTTAGTCTCAACAGCCACCAGCCTGTCGTAGATTTCTCGGTGGGTCACATCGTGGTCGCTCACACTATCGCCCCTTGCAGCGGTGTCAAATCTTCCGTAGTCCAGTACGGTTTTGCCAGCATGATGACCAGATGGTCACGGTTACGCTGGAGGCAGTCGGCCCAGTCTTCGTCTGTCATACGCTCAGGCTGCCCTGCGTTGATGAGGGCTACGCTGTCGAGGGCGGCAGAATAGTGCTGCGCGATTTGTTCGGGGGTGTTCATGGGTGTGCTGCCTTGTATGCGTCAAATTCGGCTTTGAGTTCTTGGATGGCGGCGGTCAGGGTTGCGACCAAGAAGCTCACATCAATGCCTTGGTACACGGGCTTGCCATCAGCATCCACGGCATCCTTCTCACCTGTCACGCAGTCAGGCACAACATCAGCAAGCTCATGGGCGATGAAGCCTTGACCGTCAGCCCCGTCTACTTTCCACTTGTAGGTAACCGGCTTCAGCGCTGCTACTGTTGCCAAAGCACCTGTCATCGGCGCGATGTTGTCTTTCAAACGGTAGTCTGAGGATGTGTTGTAGGCGGTCGCAGACGTATTAACAGTAATTGAACCAACCTGTGTAATGCTGGACGACGAAAACAAACGAACCCGATTAGTTTGATTGCCAGCAAGCTCTAAATTCCAGTCAGCATTGCACTCGGATTGAATATGGCCGTTAGGATCAGACGAAATCCCCGGCGTTCCATATGCTGTACTTGGCTTCCCCTGTAGAAATACGCCGCTGTTATTAAAAATACCCCTCGGATTCCCATCCCCATCAGACAGCACGATGTAGTTGCTGGCAGTGCGAATGTCGAGGCCACCTTGGTTGCCGCTGTAGCCGCCGAGGATTACGTTTTTTGCACCAGAAGTTACATAATAACCTGCTGTATATCCAACAAATGTGTTGTCGGTACTTGTTGTGCTGTAACCAGACGAACGACCAAGGAATGTGTTTCTGTCACCAGTAGAGCTGTATCCAGAAAGACCGCCAATAAATGTATTGTTTGCCCCAGTCGTATTGCCATACCCAGCCTGATACCCCACAGCGGTGTTGTCGCTGGCGGTGGTGTTGGACACAAGGGCGTAATGACCAAGAGCTGTATTGTTTGAACCCGTGGTGTTGCTATACAAAGCAGAATCACCAACAGCGTTGTTGTAATTTCCAGTCGTATTGGCTTGCAGTGATTCTCTGCCAACGCCTGTATTGGAAGCCCCAGATGTGTTGGCTTTTAAGGACAGGTAGCCAACGGAGGTTGTAGAGCCTCCGGTGTTTGTCGCAGCCATAGCCCCTGCACCCACCGCAGTGTTGGTAATCACAGCGCCCGCGCCACGGCCTAC